TATGTATCAATCGGTTTTGGTCGTTTCAAGAAGAAAGGTCAAGAAGATAAAGATGATGCAGATGTATATGTTAAAACTGATAAAGGTCAGTTTGTAAAAACTAAAGACCAATCATCAGATGATAAAGGTGATGATAGTGAGAAGAAAGAAAAACCAAAGGTAAATATTTTTGATAAACCTAAAGGTGATGATAAAGGTGATGACGATGATACCAATGCTGATGGATATCCTGCTGATGTATATAGTGACCAAGAAATAGTGGATATAGTGGATAAAGATGTAGATGAAATAAAAGCTATGTTGTATGGTAAAAATCCACTTGCAAAGT